AAGCAAAGAACACCAATGGTGGAGAAAAGACTGTTCAGGATGTGTTTGACAGCATGACTGAAGAGCAGAAGAATGTTTGTTATTTCATGATCGGCCAGGCTCTCGAGGATGCCGGTGTCGACGTAGATGATGAAGGAGAAGACGAAGATATGAAGCACAATGTGTTTGACAATGAAACCCGTAGCGATGTTCTTTCCCATGCCGATATGGAGCAGATCATTGCTAATGCAAAGCGCGGCGGAAGCATGAAAGATGCATTCGAAGATTATGTTGAAGCAAACTTCCTGAAGCATGCCGACGACGAAGAAGAGAATCCTTATGCAAACGTTACATATGGAATGAAGAACCTCGATATTCTGTTCCCGGATGCTCGTGCAGTTCAGGATGCACCTGTATTTGTAAAGAGAGACGACGATTGGGTTGGAAAGTTCCTTAATGGTGCTAAGCATACCCCGTTCTCTCGTGTAAAGTCCATGTATGCTGACATTACAGAAGATGACGCACGTGCTCGTGGCTATATGAAGGGCAAACAGAAGAAGGAAGAGGTTTTCCCGCTCTTCAAACGTACCACAAGCCCGACAACTATTTACAAGAAACAGAAATTCGATCGCGATGATATTATTGACATCGATTTCGACGCTATTCCTTGGATCAAGGCAGAAATGCGTATGATGCTTAATGAGGAAATCGCTCGTGCTGGACTTATTGGTGATGGTCGTGTTCCTTCCTCTGATGACAAGATCAATGAGGATTGCATTCGTCCTATCTATAAGGACACTACAAACAACGTATATGCGTTCAAGGTTGAAGTTGCTGCTGGCGCTGATGCTGATGCTACAGCAAAGAACTTCATTCGTGCAGCTATTAAGGGACGTAAGGACTATCGTGGAAAAGGCATGCCTACTCTTTGGACCACAACTGATTTCCTGACTGATATGCTCCTCCTCGAAGATGGACAGGGACGTCCTCTGTATGAGACAACTGAAGCTCTTGCTCGTAAACTGCGTGTAAAAGAGATCGTTGAAGTTCCGGTTATGGAAGGTGAAGTAGGTCTCTATGGTATCATTGTTAACCCTGCAGACTACACCTTCGGTGCAGATAAGGGCGGCAATGTCGCAATGTTCGATGACTTTGATATCGATTACAACCAGATGAAGTATCTGATTGAGACCCGTTGCTCTGGTGCTCTTACAGTTCCGAAGTCTGCTATGATCATGGTCGCTGCTGGCGGAAGCTCTTCCGGTCCAAGCACTTCTGGCGACGGCGATAGAACCTAATAATATTGAGGTAAATTGGTATGGCGAAGAGTTATGGAAAAGTAGGTTTCACAAAGACTGTTGAGACTGACCCTGGAGTATGGGAAGACAGAACTGTTGAGAAAGAATACTCGTTTGATGTAATTCAAAATCACAGACGCTGGACCGGAACCGAAACTCTCAACGATAATATGACACTTTCCGTAAAACTCAGCATTGTAGCTGACGACTTTGCCACTCAGAACCTCCCCTTTATTAGGTACGCGGTTTATCACGGTAATAAATTTGCGGTTACCATGGTTGAGGAGGCTTACCCGAGGTACGTAATGTCTCTGGGAGGTGTATACAATGGCTAGTAGGCTTAAACTACAAGCTGAGTTGGAAGAATTACTCGGCAGCAAAAATGTGTATTTTCAACCCCCAGAGACATTACAAATGAAATACCCTTGCATAAGGTATCATCGTAGCCCCGGGGAAAGATTCTCAGCCGATAACAATGCATATGTATTGTTTTTTGAATACACATTGATATACATGGACCGTAAACCTGATAATAGCATGATCGAAAAAATCTTAAAACATTTTCCAATGTCACGATACGATCGTCACTATACTGTTGACGGTTTGAATCACGATATTATAACTATTTATTATTAAAATGGAGGTTTAATTATGTCCAAACTTGTATGGGATAAAGTATCCGAGCACCTTTATGAAACTGGTGTAGATCACGGTGTTCTTTATCGTCTTGACCAGAATAAAGAGTATAAAAATGCAGTTGTTTGGAACGGCCTTACTGGCGTAACAGAGAGTCCTTCCGGTGCTGACGAGACAAAACTTTGGGCCGATAACATTAAGTATATCTCTCTTCGTGCAGCTGAAGAGTTTGGTGGTACGATTGAAGCTTATACTTATCCCGATGAATTTGCAGAGTGCGACGGTTCTGCTATGGTTGCTCCTGGTGTCTATGCTGGTCAGCAGAATAGAGCGATGTTCGGACTTAGTTATCGTACAGTTGTTGGTAACGATACAGACCTTAACGAGCATGGTTATAAGCTTCATCTTGTGTATGGTGCTACTTGTTCTCCTTCTGAGAAATCTTATAGCACAATTAATGACTCTCCTGAGGCGATCACTTTCTCTTGGGAGTTCAGCACAACTCCTGTTCCTGTAACTGGATTCAAGCCCACTGCGAACATTGTTGTTGATTCCACAAAGGTTGATGCTGCTAAGCTCGAAGCTCTTAAAGATATTCTTTATGGAACTGATCAGAACGAAGCATATCTTCCGACGCCTGATGAGGTCATCGCGCTTCTCAAGGGCATTCCCTGCCGCAATGGAACGTCGTGCCCTGATCAGCTGGCGCGTGCGC